GTGGACCTCGAGGTGGACGAAGACGAAGATGTAGACTGTTTGACGGAGTTTCTCTGTGACAAGCTCATCTGGGAAAATGATAGTGGGGATGAATCAGTGGCGATCCAGATGTTTCCTCCTCCTCGCCGAGAATGAAAACCTAAGTTGAGATCCATTCCTACAATTTTTAAGTTTTAATTAAGAGCCATGTCACCCAAGTCTAATATGAGAGGTTTTCATGAAATCAATGAAGAGTTATACAAATTAAGTAAAAACGAAGATAAAGCAATTACTCATGAAGATATAAAAATTTTATATAGGAATTTGGACAATTGTATTTGGGATACAATATTATACACAAATGATGACATAAAATATCGGATTGATGAAATTGAAATACATTCCTTTGAAAAGGGTCTCGAAATCGGGAGAGGGTGCCCGGACGCCAAGCGCGTAGCACGACACCAGGCGTCTATAAATACCAACTTGCGTGAATTGAATATTATTTTGGAAACAACGGATGACTCTGAAGAAGATAGTGAATGAAAATCTAAGTTAGAGTTTTGATTTGTAATAAATATATGTCCTTTTCTTATTATAAAGAACTGGCTTTACATTTTCGCCCCAATTTGAAAACATCCAAATCTAATTCTAATATATATGGTGAAACTGTTGAGCAATATGTAAAAATGAATATCAAATGTTTTCGGTGTGGTAACAAGTTATGTAAGTTGCCAATTAATGAAGAACTTAGAGACTTTAGTTGTTCCAATATGAAATGTCTGATGACGTATCAGGTAAAGGGTTATACAAGAAAATATCCTCACAAATATAACGTAAAAGTATTTGTCAATTATGAAAAAGTAAAAGAAAGTATTGAACGAAGATTTCATATAGATTGGATTGTCGTAAATTATGACATTGAAAGCGATAAATTTACGGGTGTTTTTTGGATTAAACATGAAAATCTCCAAACTTGGATGTTGGATTTTAAACCAAATTTTAAATCACAATTACAATTGGATTTCTGTTATATAGATGATGATTCGTTTTGTGTAGACGATGATGGTGAATGTGCGTGTGGGTGTCGTGGTTATGACACTGATTGGGTTCAGTGTGATAATTGTCCCGATTGGTATTTACAAAAATGTGTAGGACTTTCATTTATGGAAGCCAAACAAAATAATTGGGTGTGCCCTAATTGTTATCGAAAACCTAAGTTAGAGTTTTGAATTGTAATAAGTATATCTAAATGGAGAGCGTCCAAAAGCTCACCCACATCGAGCACATTCTCAAGAGACCTGATTCCTACGTCGGTCCAGTTGAACTTGGCACGGAACACTACTGGGTTCTCCAAGGTGATGCATTCACCAAGAAGAATCTCAAGTATTCCCCAGCTCTCTTGAAAATCTTTGATGAAATCCTCGTCAATGCGATCGACCGCAACTCCCTCCACCCCAAGGGTGTAACCTCCATCTCCGTCTCTATCGACAAGGACCAAGGCTCTGTCACGATCGAAAACAATGGACCCCTTGGTGGTATCGGTGTCCGAATGCATGAGAAGGAGGGGCTGTGGAACCCTGAACTCACCTTCGGTCACCTCCTCACGAGCACCAACTACGATGACAACCAAAAGCGTGTCGTTGGGGGTCGCAACGGCTATGGTGCCAAGTTGACTAACATTTACTCCTCAGATTTCTCTGTGATCATCAAGGACCACGAAGTGAAGCAGACCTACACACAGGGGTGGTCCAACAATATGACAACCTGTCATCAACCCAAGATTAAGAAGCACGCGGGTGCCATGTCATCTGTGTCCATCACCTTTACCCCAGATTGGAAGAGGTTTGGAATGTCCAAGATGGACGATTCAATCTACCAAATTTTCCAAAAGAGGGTTTGGGATGCAAACATCTGCACGACCCCTAACTGTAAGGTCAAGTTCAATGGAGATGTTCTCCCAAAGACATCCTTCGAAGCCTACGCAAAGATGCACGAGGGTGTTGAGAATGTGTGCTCCGTCGTATCTGACAGGTGGTCCGTGTGTATCGGTCCAGCTGAGAATGGTATGGAACAGGTATCCTTTGTCAATGGTATCTGCACGACTAAGGGTGGTAACCACGTAGATCACGTGGCATCCCTAGTGGCCAGTGGAATTATCGAAGACATGGCGAAGAAGATCAAACTGAAGCCCCAGCAGGTGAAGAACACGTTCAACATCTTCGTCAAGGCGACCCTAGAGAACCCAACGTTCTCGAGTCAGGTCAAGTCTGAATGCACCTCAAAGTCCCAAGACTTTGGCTCGAAGTTTGATCCCCCGAAGAACTTCATCAAGAATGCCCTAAAGACTGGAATTCAAGATGAACTTCTGGCACTCTCGAAGTTTAAGGAGATGAAGGAACTCAAAAAGTCTGACGGTGCCCGGAAGTCTAAGATTACGGGGATCCCCAAGTTGGACGACGCGAACAAGGCTGGTACCGCACAGTCGGGAAAGTGTACACTCATCGTGACAGAGGGTGATTCGGCTAAGACCCTGGCGGTCGCAGGTCTCTCGGTGGTTGGGAGGGATCACTACGGTGTCTTCCCCCTCCGTGGGAAATGTAAGAATGTGAGGGATGTCTCAGTGGCTCAACTCTCATCTAACCAGGAGTTCAACGATCTCAAGAAGATTTTGGGTCTCCAACAGGGTAAGGACTACAAAGATGTCTCCGAACTCCGCTACGGGAGGCTCATGATCATGACGGATGCAGATAATGACGGGTCCCATATCAAGGGTCTCATCCTAAACATGATCCACTACTTCTGGCCGAGTCTCCTCAAGTTGGGATTTGTCGTTTCTATGGTGACCCCAATCATCAAGGCTACGAAGGGTTCGGAGTCTATGTCCTTTTATACTGACTCGGCTTTCCGAACCTGGTATGGTTCTGGAAAGGCTGGGTGGAAAATCAAGTACTACAAGGGTTTGGGTACCTCAACATCTGCGGAAGCGAGGGAATACTTCAAGAAGATTCAGGATCTCACAGTCAAGTTTGACATGGATGTGATGACTGACACGTCGATCATTCTCGCATTTGACAAGAAGATGGCTGATTCACGGAAGACCTGGCTCCTAGACAGCACAGCCAAGGAGGCTTCGGAACTTGAGGTTCCCTATGGGAATGTGAAGCAACTTGACATCACAGACTTTGTTCACAAGGATCTGGTGAACTTCAGTCTCGCAGACCTGAAGCGATCAATCGCCCACGTGGCAGATGGTCTCAAACCCTCTCAGCGGAAGGTTATGTATTCCTGTTTCCAGAAGAACCTCAAGGATGAGATGAAGGTGGCACAATTGGCAGCCTATGTGGCTGAAAAGAGTGCCTACCACCACGGTGAAGTCTCCCTCGCAGATACAATCGTCAAGTTGGCGAACGACTACACTGGATCCAACAACATCAACCTCCTCGAACCATGTGGTCAGTTCGGAACCAGGTTGATGGGTGGGAAGGATGCATCCCAGACGAGGTACATCTTCACCAAGTTGACCAAGGAGGCCCGGAAACTCTTCGATCCCAAGGATGATGCAGTTCTCAACTACCTCGACGATGATGGACGCCCCATCGAACCAGACTTTTACATGCCCACCTTACCTATGGTTCTGGTGAATGGAACGGAGGGTATCGGTACGGGTTTCAGTTGCTACGTACCTCCATTCAACCCCGAAGATATCAAGGAGAACATCAAGAGAACTTTGGAAGGTGAAGACCTTATCGAGATGAAACCATGGTTTAGGGGTTTCAAGGGACGGGTCTACAAGGATGACGCCGGTCTATGGATCACAGAGGGTATTTACAGGGACACCGGTTCCAGACTCAAAGTCACTGAGCTTCCACCCGGGAGGTGGACCCAGGACTATAAGGAGTACCTGGACACACTTGTGGAAAAGAAGATGATCAACAGCTACACGAACAACAGCACCACGGAGGATGTGGATTTTGAGATTTTTGGCTACACTGGGAAGGACTTGGTGAAGGACCTCAAGATGAAGAAGACATTCCACACATCGAACATGCACCTCTTCCACCCAACTCGGGGCATCCACAAGTATGCGAATGCTGAAGAGATTCTCAAAGACTTTGTGGAACTCCGTTTGGAACACTACAAGAAGCGAAAAGCACACCTTGTAGATGTGTTACAGAAGAAAGCTGCGATGTGTAGCCACAAGTCGAAGTTTGTCTCCATGGTCATAGAAGGGGACCTTGTGGTGTTCAAGAAAAAGAAGAAGGACTTGGAGGCTGAGATGTCCCAAACGTTCCCAAAAATTGAGGGAAACTACGACTACCTCCTCAACATCAAGACGGTGCAGTATACCGAGGAGTCTGTGGCCTCCCTCCTCAAGGAGGCTAAAGACGCGAACGAAGATTTGGAGCGTATAATGAAAACCAGTCACCTCACAATGTGGAAAATGGATATTAAAAATATATAAACAATAGTAAGCATGGGTGAAGCCGCTAAGATTTCCCTAAAAGCTATTGGAAAGCAGGATACGTACCTACTTTCCAAAGACCCAGAAGACTCCTTCTTTAATTATACATCACCCAAACAACACTCAGAGTTTCGGAAGTACCATAGAGTTAAAGATGTTTTAAATCCTGGACAAATTGGTAATTGGCCATTCGGACAGACTATTAAAGTTCAATTTAGTCCAACCAATATGGGGGACCTCTTGAGTAATATGTGGTTGAGTGTGACCATGCCCGGTATCACAGATGGAAACTATGCGGACCAATTGGGTAGACATTTACTCAAAAGTGTCACAATGTTTGTGGATGACATCGAGGTTGAAAAGATTCACGATGATTGGGGAATCATATATGATGAGTTGTACTTAGAGATGTCTGAAAAGGTAGCCAATAGATTTCTTGTAAATAGAGGTTTAGGATATGACGAATCTACACAAAATGCCACTATCGCTCGTTCTAATTCAGATTTAGTTATACCCCTCCACTTTTTCTTTTCGAGGAAATATGCCAGTGATGAATATTCCTCAAATAAACCAAATCGCCCATACTTCCCGGTATGTGCAGCATTTCGCCAAAAAATTGAATTTGAATTAGAGTTTCATGAACAAACATTCTTCACAGAAACAACAGACACCCTGCAATTGAGTTCGTTCAATTTGATAACCGAAGAAATTACTGTAAGTGCGGAAGAAAGACTTTATTTAAAAAATGGAAAACATACACTAGTCACAGATTTGGTAAGAAAACATCCTACAGAGGTGAGTGAACTTAATACGAACATCATTAAAAACAACCTAGTTCCAAATATTCCCGTAAAGTGTATTCACTGGTTTTTGAGGAACACAGATTTTGAAAATGAAAATATATCTGTGGGTGTACCTTTGGGAGACCCTGAAGAAAACTACTACAGTCAAAATAGATTTAACCTTTCTTCCAATGTAAATTTCGATCAATTACAAACATTTTTTAACCCAATTATGGAGAGTGCAAGTTTCTACATCAATGGAAAAAAATTACCCAATGTTTCAAATACAAATCATAATTACTACAAGTATCTGATACCAAGTAAAAATAGATTGGCGAGACCGTATAGAAATATCTACACGTATAGCTTCTCGATGAATCCGGTTAATGTGGAACCATCGGGGAACTTGGACTTTAGTCAAATACAGTCAGATAAAACAAATATAGAGGTGACCCTAAATACATCACCAGGTTCTCTAGTTGATATAGCTACAAAGACATATTCTCTACATATGTACTATACGGGATATCAGACGTTCACATTTGAAGGTGGATTCATGTCAATTGCTTATTAAATAGGAAGGAACGATTGTCACTGATATAGTCTATAATATTATTCTTGATACACCATTTGATGAAATTTAACTGTGCCAAAGTCGTTTGAATTTCATGAGATGTTCCGGGAACGGTGTACCCGAACTTTTGGGATCTGCAAAACGGGTCGAATAGTTTTTTACTGTATCCATCGAGACTGGATTTATATGCACAGTGGACAGTGAAGAACTTTCCATCTTTGGTTGTATAGGAAGTGTTATTTTTTTTTGAATAGTTGGTGATAAACCACTCCAAATTTCGGAGTGATATACCAGATGTTTTATCGAGAATATTTAAAAGTTTAGTTTTATTCTTTTCGTCGGTGTAAAATGTATTTATGGATGATAGTAGAATATCAGATTTGCTCATTATTTAATATACAATCCAAATCTATAAGTTCGTTTGGAGACTGACACCCTGGACACCCCCTAACGAACATTTTCTCAGGGCCATGTGTATGTATGTTTGAACTCGGTAACAATCGTTGTTTAATACGTTCTCCTTGGTGTGCATGATGTCCACAATATCCATTATTGGCTCCCTTTCTCGTACACCTCTGTCCATTGGACTTTGTACCCCTACAAAGAGATATAGAACTTGTCTTGGGTACGTCTCT